GTCGGAACCTGATCCTGGTGCTGACTGGGCTTCTGAGTTTGATTGGTGCTTCCAACGATGTTGCGCACTTATTTTGTTGAATATTCGTGCTCAGCCCTCCCTTTCTGATGCGCCACGAAGCCAGTTTCCATGTATCTGGGAGTTCAAGACTGGATGAAGTGCTTACCGCGACGCGATCGGGTCGCCTTCAGGGGGGGGTGGGACAGGGGGACAAATTCAAACCCTCGGATATAACCGGAGGGTGTTTGGCTTTGACTTGAAATAAAATCAAAACGAAACTTTACCTTTGAAAACAAATTGATTTTTTTGGATTATGCGGTTACGTTGGGTGGGGCGAGATCGGCCTTGATACAGGATTCAAGGTCGAAGCCGTATTTGGCGTTATACTTTTGGATAATGTATTTGGTGGTATCGGGCTGGACATCCTTGAACCAGGTAATGTTGCCCTGGAAGGACTGAAGGTCTTCATCCGGCCACTTTTTGCCCTTTTGTTTATCGCGGAAGTAGGTATCAATGGTTGCTTTGAAGATTTTATTTTTGCGGTAGCCGACTGTGATTTGGTTATCCTTATTGAGCATGACGCCAAGAATCCAGTTGCGGCCGGCGCGGGAGTGGAACTGGGTTTTGGTTTCATTGAGGGTGAAAGGAGCGTTCATTTGGGAAAGAAGCTGGACAATGAGGCGCTCGACAGCATGGAAATTGAAGATGACTTTGCAGGAGACGATGATATCATCGGCGTAGCGGGTGTAGCAGAGGCGGTCGGTGATGGGGGTTCCGTCCGGGTTATGCTTGCCGGATTCAAAATGATTGACGGCCTTGGCGAAGGCGTGGTCAAAGGGGATCATCATGATGTTGGTGATGAGCGGGGAGATGGGGGTACCCTGCGGCAGTGCGCCGTTAAGGAAGCAGAGGTCAAGGGCTTTGAGCAGCTCCGCGTGGCCGGTGGGGCTGGCGAGGATGAGGTTGAAAGGATAAATAAGTTCAAACTGGGAGAGAACAAACGCCGGCGTGGTGGAGGGGAAGAAGCCATGGAAATCAAAATGGGCGTACCACCAGGCATTGAACTTTTGGTGACGTTTGGCGGCGGAGAGGACGCTACGGTCTTCGACATAGGCGAAGGCGCAGGTGTGGTGGTCGGCAAACATCCAGGACTGGAAGAGGGTTTTGAGTTCCTTGAGGGCTTTCATTAGATTGGCATTGGGGGCATCGATCCAGCGGAGACCGCCGGAAGCTTTGGGGATGGAGAAATGGTTGTACAGGCTGGAACGGGGAGTGGTGAGGCGAAGGGATTCATACTGCTGGTTGAATGCCTGGAGCTGGAGGATCATTTGCTCCACCTTGGTGATGCGCATGATGCGGGGAGGAACTTTGTTGCAGATGACGGTACGAGTAGCACCGTGACCGCCGGTGGAAAGGTTGGCGAGGTTGAAATCCCCGCGGAGGAGTTCTTCAAACGTCATTTCCCGGAAACGTTCCGGGCAGTTATAAGTGATGTAAACCATACGAGTGCTCCTTATGTGAGGGTTATGTTTGTGTTCTGATAGGAGATGGAAGCTGCCGCGGAGGTCATCGTCGTCGCTGAGCCAAGACTGTCGCTGTGGATGCGGCGGTTTTTTCTCTAATGATTGGCACGACCGATGGGTTGCTTGTAACCCTACTGGTCTCAAGATGTGGATTGGACTTAATCGTTTTCCACCAATCGTTACTAAAAAAGGCTCGGCGACTGCGGTATTCTAGTCGGGAGTCATCTCGATGGCCGGCTGGCCAGGATCAGGTGTGGTGGTGGGTCGGGGTAACAAATTCGTGCTCTTGGATATGACCGAAGAGCCTGAAGCGAAAAAAGCTTACAGTATACAACACAAACGAAATTCAATGAAACGCTAAGACGACAGGGTTACAGACCGAGGAAAGCGGATTCACCCTGGAGGTTGAAGGGGGCGGAGAGACCGGTGTGGATCAGCTCGCCTTTTTTGATGAAGTTTTGGAAGTTGGTGACGGTATAGCAGGCGGCAACGCGAACCGTGGGGGCAACGCCAAGGGTAGTGCCGCAGGCCGAAACGGGGACCTGGGCGGTGGCTTCGGCGTGGGTGAAGTTCATTGTGGCGCGGAATTCCTTGACCTGTTTGGGGTCCGACCAATCTGCGGCGTAGAGCTGGGCGTCAAAGAGGGCGGTGCGGACATCAAACATGGCTTTAATGAAGGTGTTAAAGCGGTTGGCATCCACGATTTTCTGGCGGATCTCGATGTTATCCACGGCGAGAAAAACATAACCGGAGAGGGGCTGGCCGTTCCAGCCGGATGGTTCCAGACGGATATCATTTTTGGCTTCCGGGTTGATGGCACAGAGAATATCGCGGAGGGCTTCCACTTTGGGCTGGCCGACCTGAGGGTCAAAGAACATCTGGTTGACGATGTTTTTCTTTTCCACCGTATCAAAATCATAGAGGGTGAAGTTGGTCAGGCCATAGCGGGCAAGAAGCTCCGCGATGGTGGAGCCGACCGAACCGCAGCCAATGATGTGGATGCGGCCTTTGACATCATGCGGGGAAAAGACATCCAGGCTTTTGGCAAGATTCATAAGGCACCTCCGTTGGTGTGATAATCGTAATAGGTGGGGTAGTGGTCGTAATAATTGCCGTCATCGTCCATCCAGCAGCGGGCGGCGTTATCCCAGACGACGTGGGGTACGGTGCCGCCGGTGGGCTTGACGGGAGGTTTTGTTGTGGAATAGATGGGCGGGGCTTTGGTGACAAGGGACTGAGCGGTGGCGGCAAAATCGGAGAGGGTATCGGTGTAGGTGACAGAGATATCGTCTTTATCGTAGATTTTGTTGGCGGCGTAGTCATACAGGCGGACGGTGAACTCGCCGCGCTTGTTCCAGATCATGAAGAGGTAGAAATCATTGCCCTTGAGCTTATTGACAATTTTGGACTCGTTTTCGTCATCGACGTCGGAAGGGGAGGGGGACATGTTGACGTGGCTGTGGGCCTGGTAGCGGATGTTGTTGAAGATCTCATCGGGCTGGGAGAGCAGCCAATCGTTGTATTTATCCTGGTCGGTTTCGACGGTGACACCAGTGACCTGCTGGGGGTAGACGAGGATATCATAGATTTCATACTCGGTGGGGGAAAGCTGACGCATGAGGCCGTGCCAGGCGACTTCGGAAGTGAAATCATCAATGAGGCGGGACTGTTTGGCCCAGGCATCGGCGGTAAAATTGATGTTGATTTTATCTTTTGCCTTTGTTTTTGCGAGCTTGACAGAGCCGGCGAGGAGCTGCTGGCGATAGAGTTCGATGGCGGCATCCAGAGCGGTCTGATCAATGTGGATAACTTGCATGATTATTCTCCTTCCTTAGCGGAATCGTTTGCGGATTTGAGCTGTTCAATGGCCTGCTTGGGGGTGATGGATTCACCGGTAGCGGTAAGGATGACGGGGATATCCTTGCAATAGGCAGTGGCGAAATTGCCCCAGAAATAGTCCGTGGAGATGGTTTCGACCAGGTTCATGCTGCCGGCGCTCTGCTGACAGATGGCGATGGCGGTAATAAAATCACGGTGATCCTCGGCGTCTGCCAACATGGGGCCGTAATTACCAAGGCAGGCGTATTCGTTGATGTGGGGGTTAGGAATGGCTTTGCTGCCGTCTACCGAACAGGAGTCTTTTATGGCGGTGACGTGGCAGTTGAAATCAAGTTTGTAATTGGCAACCATTTTGACCTTAAAGATATGATCAACAAAGATAGCTTTGAAGAGGGTACGGACATCAAGTCTGGCAGCGGTGGGAATGCCGCTATAGGGGGTAAAAGAATTAAAGACGAAGGTATCAACATCATTCGGGTCATAGTTGGAGAGGAATGTGGTAATGGTGAGGAGTAACTCTTCACCGGCTGTGTTGACGATGATATCCTTTTGAGTGTGGAGATAATCCTTGACTTCCGTGATAAGGGTGGATTCATCTTTGGAGTCAAGGCCGGTCAGTTCACAGTTCATGCTGGTGATGTCGGTAAAAATTTTCGAGATATGGGCGCGGGTTTCTTCCAGTTCACGGTAAAGGGCTTCGATTTGGCGCTTGAGATCCGTTTTACGGCGGTCAATGGTACCTTTGAAGAGGGATTCAATCGCTTTATCTGCGGCTCTGGAAGGCAGATCGGTTTTGTTATAAAGGGCTTCCTCCATCCGTGTGAGGGATTCCGAGTCAGTATCCGGGGTGGAGAGGGCGCGGAGGTAAGCGAGTTCATCAGAGGTGAGGGGGTGGTCCTTGAAAAGCCAGGGCAGCAGGCGAGGCATGGCCGAGGCGAAACGGCGGTGAAAAAGACTGCTGTAGAGGCCGCTGTCGTGCTGGGACTGGACGATGGTGATACGGGCGGCTGCATCCTGATAAACTTTGTACTTATCAGAGAGATAAGCGCCGATATCCTTGACTTCCTGAATGGAATCAGGGATGGTGGCATTATCGGTGACGAAGAACAAACGGGATTCATTCGGGTTAGGGGAAGGCTGCAGGTCGAGATCATCGCCGAGGATGGCAAGGGTATTGCCTGCGGTAAGGCGGGGGTAGACCGTGCAGGCCAGAGCCTTGGTGAAAATTACTTTGAAAGTGAAGCGGCAGGGGGTATTATCCTGCCATGTGATGGTGGGCGACATGGTGTTGAGAATATCGGGGTCGTTGGGGAGTGACATGGTGATTCATTTTTCCTTTCTGATTAGATTTGGAACGATTGGCCGCGTTTGCGTTGCCCGCTGCCCGCCGCGTGGAGGCTGTTCCTGTAAGGCAGCACCCCGGTGGGGGAAGAGACACCACCGGAGAGGAATCAATCAGGCGTTATCCTGCTTGACAATGTTGACCAGGTAGCACTTTTCCGCGATACCGAAGTCTGCGAAGGTCTTATCCAAGTCGCCTGCGGCCAGAGAGGAATTATCCAGCTTGGTCTGGCCGGTGGTATAATCGACGTCATGAGCTTCCAGGACGGAACGCAGGGTGGTGTTGGGATCAACGGGGTAGGTGTTGCGGTGCAGGTTATCGACGATAGTGACGTTAATCATGATGAAATCTCCTTATGATGAAATATTTTTATGTTGGATTGTGGATTGGGGAAGAAAAATCATGGCCGGGCTGCTTGTTGTGGGGGCGAGTGCCGGCCATTTTGCTTACTGAGCAGCGGTTTCGTTTTCCGGGGTGGCCGGGGCGGCCGGGGTGGAAACTTCAATGCCGGCGATGATGGCATCGTGGTCGGCCTTGAGCTGAGCCAGAGTTGCGGCGGCCTGGGTTTCGATTTCATCCAGGTGCTTCTTGGCGAAGCCGATACGCTCGGCGACATGTTCCTTGGCCTTGGTGATGTCTTCGAGGTCGGCGGGCAGGTCCTCAACGTAGATAGCATTGTCGGTGCCGAAGGCGGACTTGGCGAAGCAGATGCCGTAGGTGGACATGCTCTGCTTGGCGGACGGGGCAATGGCAAAGATGATTTCATCGTCATCGCCGGACTTTTTGCCGGGCTTGGTCAGCTGCAGGGCCTGGGGAGCCTTGGTGTGGAGGGTTTTCAGCTGGGCCATGGTCAGGGCGGAGGTGATGGAGAAAGTGGTTTCGTTAATTTTGACAGTAGACATAATGTGTGTCCTTTCTTTGGCGTGTAGCCAATGTAAAAAATATTTGCAAGTGCGGAATGCACGATTGCTTAGGTTGGGGAATTGGTGAGGGAAGCGAGTTCATGCCAGGCTTCGCGGTAAGTATCGGCGGACTGGATGAAGGTGGGGCCGTCACGGATCTCGTAATGGCCGTGGGTGGGGATGATGATGTACATTAGGGTCAACTCCTTTTGTTTGCGAAAACTTGTAAATAACAGGGTGAAATAAAACCTGCCAGACGGGGCAGGGCGGGGAACAAATTATAATAAGGCTGGGATGCGCTGGGAGAAACGAGAAGAAAACAGGCGAGAAAACTGCATGACCACAAGAAAACACGGCCTGTAGGGGCTGTGTGGGGCGCTGAGAGGGATGTGGTTTCATGCTGGCGGGTGACTTTGTGATTTTGATTATATACAAGTTTTCGCAAATGTTCAAGCCGTAAAAATGTTGCTTGATGCGGTGAGAATGTTGCATGGCCGATGACAAAATATGTTCGCTTTTTGGCTGTACAAACCCGGTGAGGTGGTGGGTTAGTAAAAGCAATGTTCCAAAACGGCCTAAAAACTGCGTGTCAATACGACTAGGAAGGTTCAAAATCGGGCTGAAAACAGCACGTCAATAGCGTTTATATATAAAGATAAAGAAAGATATATAAGAGGGCGGTGCGTCCGGCGTTTGGAATGGGAACGGGTTTTGCGCTTGTGTTACGGTTTTGCGGGACTCTGGGGCACAGGCTTGTAGGCAGCGCAGGTTTTGGTGGCGGAACAGGAAACGGTGTTCGTTTTGGTGAGGGGAATGGTGGGTGCGATGGGAGGAGCGGCAAGGGTGGTGGCGGACTGGAGAGTGAGAGGTTTCGTTTCGGCTTTGGCTTCCGTCATCTTGGTAGGTTTGATTTTGCCGTCAATAACATCGTGCAGGTAGTTATAGCAGCCGATGACGAACAGAGACTTGCGAAGAGGGTCAGCGAAGAAATCATCAATGGTATAAGGATAAGAAGCTTTTTCGTGAATGGCTTCGTTGCTGTAGTTGTAGCCGTAAGAGTAAACGGTGGTGGGGCTGTGGCGGACATTGAATTTGCGGGTGATGTAGTTGCAGCCGAGCTTGACATAGTTCATGAAGGCGGCAGAGCTGTAGTTGAGGACATCGCGGACGGGAAGAGAGACCGGGAAATCAGCAGCGGCAATAATTTCATCGTAGAGGGTGACGATGCGCTTTGCCAGGCCGGTTTTGGTGGTGAGGTACCAGTCGTCCTGGGTTTTGAGCTGGCGGATGGCGGCGTCAAGAGCTTTTTCGGAAGTGATTTTTCTTTCAAAGTCAGTCATGGTAAGTAATTCCTTTCTTGGCTTAGAGTTTAATAGGCAAAAGAAAAAAAGCCTTGCGGGTGGGCAGGGCTTTTATAGTGGAGTGATTTAATTAGAGGCTGAACTTGGTCGGGTTTTCATCGGCGGTTTGAAGGGCGCGATAGAGAATATTGGAGATGGCTTTATTGGTGAGAGCCAGCAACTTTAAGGTCTCGGTATCGCTGGTGCAGGCAAAGGCTTCAAAGTGGGAATTGAGATAGTCAACATAAGAGCTGAGAAGAAGAGAATCGTTTTCGTCGTGGTAGGCTGTTGCGGTATCGGCAAGGATGCGGGTACGGGCAAGGGCAGAGATGACAGGGGTGTCACGGAAGTTGATAGGATTATAGTGATCGGTTACATGATGGATGGTCCATTTTTCTTTGCCGGTACATTCAAGGATGAAAAGGCGGGCGGTACTGTACTCCAAGTCGGTATCAATATCGTTCTGGACAGCATCAATCTTATCAGGGGCAGGGTCGAGATTATAAATGCTCTGGCCGGAAAGTTTTGAGATGAGAAGCAGGCGGGGATGACTGGAGGAAAAACCTTCACGGCTGCCATTGTTGATGTTGGAAAGATAAGCGGAGGTCATAAGGGAATCCTCACGGGAAGCGGGGATGGGGTAAGCGAATTCATAAAGGAAAGAGGTGAGCTGCTGAAAATCCATAGGATCGCGGTTGACCTGGATGACCATATAGGGTTCATTGTCGGCGCCGAATTGTGTGGCCGGAGGGGTGAAGGTGCGGAGCTGGGTGAGGATGATATGATGAAGCATGGTTAGTCCTCCGTGTCATCGTTTTGAACAAGGTGTACAAGTCTGGATTTGACAACGTTTAATCTGTCTATAAGAGTTTTGCGCGTTCTATTCAGCTCTTCAAAACTAGAACTTTCAACAAATTTCAAATAGAATCCAGGTCTAGGAAAGCAATCTTCATACGATTTTATAAACAGAACTTTATCTTCAACGCTGTATTCGTCTAGTGTTGGTGGGGTAGGCGTATCCGAAACCTGATAAAAATTATAGGTAAACTTTTCATTTTTGCTTTTACCATCCTCCCGCTCGATAAGAAAAATACGATTGGGATTATGCTCCAAGTTGAGTTCAACATCTCCTTGACGGTCATCCCAAGAAGGAACGGCAGATAAAATACAAGAGTTAACACGATATTCATGAGAGATGATAAGCCAACGGGTTGCTTGTGAATTTTTATTGTGAGGCTGGGTACAGATATCACCTGTGATAAAAGCAAGATCAGCACGGGTTCTGACAGTGGGGGCCGTAAACTTATCAAGGTATCTAATAATATCATAATAGCACACAGCAGACTTATTGACCTTGGTAAAATATATCGTTCCGTCCGGTTCTCCATTGCAATCGACAACAAGGCTTTTGGGGATTTCAGCTAAGGCTTGAAGCTGCTTGACATTAAGCCAGGTAATCATGATTGATATATCCTTTCGTTATAAAGTTCAAACGGGAATGCCGGTGATTTCTTCAAAGATATCGGGGTCAAAATTGGGGATGGAGCGAACAACTTCACGCTCTTTGGGAGTTAAGGTATGGTTCCACCAGTTGATACGGTCTGCCACAGAATAGCGTTTGGATTTCATGATGCAGCCTGTGACTTCACATTCGGGGTGCTCGGCTTTTTCTTTAGAATCAACGTATTTTTCATCAATAACACGAGTGCCATTGCCCGGCATATTTTGCAAAATTCGGAAAGCATGACTATCACGCCATTGCTGGAGAGTAAGGCTAGAGGGTTTATTGAAGATCATAATGCAGGGCTGTTCTGTACAGAACACACCACTGGAAAAAGAAGTTTTATTCCAGTCACCAGAGTTATTGTTGCCGATATTATAGAAACCAGAATTTCCATGGCCATTGTTATCACTGCCAGAGTTATAATTGCCGATATTTCCTCTGCCGGAGTTGCAATCGCCGGTATTTCGGTTGCCAGTATTTTCATCACCGATATTTCTCCAGCCAGAATTTTGATTACCAACGTTGTTGTTGCCGTTATTCATATGGCCGAAATTGAAATCCTGAATATTATAGCTACCATAGTTGCAGTCGCCAATATTGCCATCGCCTTTATTAAAGTTGCCAATGTTCATAATGCCGGTGCTGGAATTGCTGATATTGGCAAACAGTTTTAATTCTTTCTCGGAAAGTTCTTTGACAACACAGAAGTGGTTTGTGGCACCGAATTTATCACACAGAAGAATCTTATCAAGAGCGACGATTTCAACAAAGGAATAATTTTCCAGATGATCATTGATTTCATCCAGGCCAGGAATAAACCAATACGCGAGGTTAGAAAAGAAACGGAACGAACTCCAGAGGTCCAACGATTCAGATAATAATCTTCGCCGCAGCAGTAAGGCGTTTCACGGCTGTGCATTCGACCATTAGGGCTTGACAGAATTTGTGTTCGACTTTTGTTAAGGACCATATAACCTTTCTGGGGACCGGATACTTCTTTGGGCTGAACCTGATTCCATTTATCGAAAATAGACATGATAGTAATTCCTTTCTTGAATCATTTTTTTGGTTCGGTTAATGGACTGCGGCGAGGACGGGGGCGGCGGCACAGCAGAGGGTTTTGCAGCCGATGACGCGACCTTGGGTATCGCGGACCATGCAGCAGGGGTAAAAGACATCGGAGCGGGTGGGAACGCGGGAGGCAACAAGAGCACTGACAATATAAATCGTATTGGGCATGGGGTTTGGCAGGTTTTCGACATCGCCATAGTAAGAGTGGGAGATGGGGATGGTTGTACCGGAAGTGGTGGTGAATTCGCCGTCAGAGATGGATTCAACATAGACGCGGGCAACCACGCCGAAGGGCTTGATGGAGGCGGTGCCAATGTTGATTTCGTGCGGGGTGAGGTTGAGAATTTGGGTAGACATGGGGCGGTACTTCCTTTCATGCTGCGCAGCTTTGTGGCTTGCGGATTCGCTTTTGAATTTACAATTTGTTCATGATATTTGTTATGATGATAGAATTTATGCGGATTTTTACTTGAAAAGTTTGGCAGAAACGGAGAAATAATTTTGTTTTGCGGGTTGGCTTATGATTGGATTATACAACCAAACGTTGTAACACGCCAGTGCAAAAAGTTGGACATCAATAATAATAGCGGCGTTCCAAATCATATTCGCCGTGGGGGGTGAGGCCGTCGGGGGTGGACCAATCGCAAGCGTCCTCTTCGTTTTCGGCAGAGGGGTGGATGATGGGCCAGGTGACGACATAGCACGGGGCGGTGAAGTCTTTGGCGATTTCGTTGGGGCAGATGGCTGTGGCAACGTACTGGGCGATACCGTGGTAACAATCATAGGAGCAGTAGGCTTGTTCCAGGAGGATGAGGGGTTTGCCATCGTAAGAGCAGGCACCGTTGAGTTCCAGGCGGGAGAGTTCGGCCTGGAGGTTGAAGGGGCGGCGGATTTTGGTTTTCATTTTGGTTCGACCTTTCTTTAGCAGACTGTATTGTTATGAATGGGGTAGCGGCGCTTGCGAATCATGGGGCAGATGTGTTCATTTTCAATGTAAGCTTTGCGGTCGGCTTTGGCTTCCCGCATTGTGCTGCACTGGGTAAGGACTTCAAGGCCGTCGCCATAACCATAATCATAAACGACCTCATATACGTCCTCAGTTTTACGTTTATAAGCCATGATGGAATTTCCTTTCGTTCTATCAATATATCAGTTGATTTCGGCCAGCATTTCAAGCTGTTCTGCGGTAAAAATCCGCGCAAGGTCGGCATATTCCTTCTGTACGGCAAAATAAGTTCGTACTGCTGCACGGCTATCGGTATTGTAGCCAAATTCCGAACAGAAATCATCAAATGTGCCGGGATCGGACTTTTCGACTGCCGCAAGAATATCATAGGCATTGGGCCTTGCTTCGGTTTTCATTTTCCGCAGCTTTTTGTGTGCTCTGGTCTTTTGGGAGGCGGTCAAGTCCGCGAACGGGGTTTTGTATAGCTTTTCAGCATAGGATTGAATCGTCTCCTGCTGGATGGCTGTATTGTTGATAGAATCCCAAAAAGTATCAGTCATGGAACCTTTGGGCGTGGTCAGCTTAAACTGGTACATGGCACGCGGAGTGCTTTCTTTCCAGTTGGTGTTGCTGGCGAAACCAACGAAATCAATTTGCATGGTAGCGTTGGTTTTGGCAAGGAAATCCTGAGCCTGCTGAAGATATTCGTTCATTGAAATCATCCTTTCATGATTATGCAAAAATGATATAGTTGCCGTTGGAAACATGGAGCACGGTAGTACGCTGTTCCAGCTTTTTGACAAGAGCAACGATATAATCATCCTGGTCAAATTCATCATCGGTTTCGATATCGTTGTCGGCTTTGTAGTCTTCGATGGGGTAAGCATAACCTTTATCGTTGATAAGGTCATCAAACGAACAGCAAGCACCTTCGCCGTATTCGGTGCAGTCGCCGCAGATGGCAACGGCATCAAGCTCCATGTTGGGATCGATATCGTTGTAATAGGCGAGCAGGGCTTCATAGCCTTCCAACGAATAATAATCGCGGCCACAAGCGGCAAAGCGGTTTTGCATGGTGGAAACATCAATAGTGATTTTCATTTTGGTACTTCCTTTCAGCGGAGCTTAGAGATAGTAGGCGGGAAACGCCTGGCCGACTTCTTTATAGGTGGTGAAGATGGGGCCGTGGTGGCAGATAAAATCATGCAGGCCGGCACGCAGGGCACTGAAGATTGCGTCTTCGTTGTAATGGGCGGACGCTTTGTTATAATCGCGCTGCCAGGTGGTAAAGTATTCTCGGATTGCTTTGGATTCCCAATCATTTTGGAGGAAGGCGGGGACCTTGCCGGAATCATACTGCTGCCAGGCTTTGGCAAAACGGATATCGCCATAGATGCGGGAGGCCATGTTATAGGCGATTTTCTGCTCTGCGGTGCAGACGGACTTATCCACGCCACGGATTTTGTGGTATTGCAGTTTCATTGCGGAACTCCTTTCCATCAGAGAATAATCTGGGTGCCTTCATCCAGGGCTTTGCGGAGGGTATCGGCAAGCGCGTTGAGGTCCGTAAAGTTTTCATTGGGCAGGGGAGAGTTGACGGCGTGATAGGCAAAGGTTTCAAACTGGCTGCGGCTGATGGTGCCGGATTCAGCCAGCTTGGCGAATTCAGCGAGGGAAGCGGCAGTGGGTTTGGGCTGATGAAGGGCGAGGGCATCCAGCATTTCCGGCTTGACTTCCGTATAGCCAACGGTTTCAACATATTCACCCGGGAAGGCCGTTACGATAACTGTACAGTTGGGAATGGTGTGGGAAACGATACGGGAAGCGCTGAGATCTGTGACGGTTTCCATAACGGTGAAGTAGCGGTCGCCGGCTGCGGTTTCATAATAGACGCGGAACGGGGTTGTTTCGGGGTCGGAGAGGTCATCGACAGGCTTAACGCGCAGGTCTATATAGTGCGCGGGGTTCTTTTCGATTGCGGTGCAGCACTGGTCAAGAATGTTCACTGCGGCGTTGGAAAAGCACTTGAGGTCTTCGACCGACTGGGATTCACCTTTCAGCCAGGCGTGGGCACTCTGGCGGGCTTGACAAGCGGCAGGACGGGTATTGAAATAGCCGATAATGGTGGGCAGGTGAAGGGAATCGGTGAGGACGAGGGCATAAAGAGAGTTCAACATTTTAGGTACTTCCTTTCATTTCATGCTGTTTCTTGGCAGGGGATTCAATCGGCATCAATGGCCAGGGCGTATTCATCCGACTGGCCAAAGACGGTAAGGGTTACGGTTGCGGGGCTGGACGGGTCATAATCAATTTGGATGTTGGTCATAACCAGGCGGCAGGTGGCGGCGAAGGTCAAGAGGATAAGGCCGAGGGAGAGGAGGAGGGCGGAGAGAATGCGGCGAGGTTTCATTTGGGAGACTTCCTTTCATTTCATGCTATGATGCAATAAAAAACGCCCTGGCGGTGAAGTCAGAGCGCAAAGAACTTATTCATGATGGGATGATGGGGTCAGGCCGCCTTGCGGTGGGTGGCGGTGCGGTGCTTTGCCGCTTTGGGTTTGG